TTGATGATTGTGGTCAAGTATTTTTACATTACAATAATATAGAAACTAAAGGATCTAAAGAAAATATATACGATCGTAGACCTCATTTAGGACTTCCCGCTTGGTTTAAAAAGTGATATAATATACTCTTACCAGAGTAGTTTACCACCAATTCTACCTCAAGCTCCTCTGGTATTTACTTAATTTATAAGTATAAAGAGGGGTTATGCCAATTACTAAATTAAAATTTCCACGTCCAGGTATCAATAAACAAGATACAGCTTATGGAGCTGAAGGTGGATGGGTAGATGCTGATAACGTTAGATTTCGTTATGGAGTACCTGAAAAGATAGGTGGATGGGCAAACGTTGCACCTCCTTTTACTTTAATAGGTTCAGCAAGAGATATTCATGGTTTTACAAATATAGTAGGTGATTCGTTATGTGCTATTGGTACAGATAGAAAACTATATATCTATTATGATAATAACTATTACGATATTACACCTCTATCTACAACGATAGCAGCTACCTTTTCATTTACATCAGCTTCAACAATTGCAACAGTAACAGCAACTTCTAATGGAGCAATAGCCGGAGACTTTGTTACATTTTCAGGAGTAACAGGAGTTAGTGTTGGTTCAGCTGGAATTACCAATACTACAATGTCTCAACAATTTGAAATTCAAGAAATTAAAACAGCTAATACATTTACAGTAAACGTATCTTCTCTTGGAACACCAGGAGTTATAACAACTTCAGGTTCAGCAACTTCTGCTGAATTTCAGATTAATATAGGTGCGGATACTTCTCAATTTGGTATTGGTTGGGGAGCAGCATCATGGGGATTTTCTACTTGGAACACAGCAAGACCTACTGGAGTTATAACTGAAAATGCAAGAATATGGGCCTTAGATAATTGGGGAGAAGATTTAGTTGCAACTATTAAAGGTGGTAAAACTTATTATTTAGATACAAGTGCATTTGTTATATCAAGATCTACTCGAGCAACTTTAATTACACAAGCTCCTACACAATCTAATTTTATGATTGTATCTTCACGTGATAGACATATTATATTTTTAGGAACACAAACAACTCCTGGAGATACTAATAGTTATGATCCCATGGCTGTATTATTTGGATCTCAAGAATCTGTTACTGATTTTACACCCACAGCTATTAATACTGCAGGATTTCAAAGATTATCGTCCGGTAACAGAGTTGTAACAGCTGTTAGAACAAGAGGTGATTTATTAATTTTAACAAATACATCTGCACACCAAATGCAGTTCGTAGGACCTCCCTATACATTTGGTTTTAAACAAACAGGTACAAACTGCGGAGCTATATCAACACATGCAGCAGTAGAAGCCGAAAACATTGTATTTTGGATGTCTAGTGGTGGATTTTATTTATTTGATGGTGTTGTAAAACAAATACCTTGCACGGTTCAAGATTATGTATTTAGTGATATAGATGACGAGGAACAAGCGACTATTTATGCTGGAGTTAATTTACAATTTGCAGAAGTAAATTGGTTTTATCCATCAGCTAATTCTGATTATATTAATAAAGTAGTTACTTATAATTATAGAGAACAAATTTGGACTATTGGAACTTTAGCTAGAAGTACATGGGCACCGCAAGATGTATTTGCTTATCCTCTTGCAACTGATTATAGTGCGACATCAACAGCAACAACACAACCTACAGTTATTGGTGTTACGGCTGGAAGATCCACTTTATATAATCAAGAATATGGAAGTAATGCAGATGGTTCAGCTATCTCTTCTTATATTACAACAGCAGATATGGCACTTGGTGAAAGTAATGATTCTATGTTTGTTAAACGTTATATTCCTGATTTTCAAAATCAAACAGGCAGCGTAAATATGCAATTTTTGGTAAGACAATATCCAGGATCTTCACAAACTGTTGCATCTAGTACATTAGTTTATTCAACTACAACTAAAGTAGATATGAGAGCTAGGGGTAGACAAGTTGCTATTAAAATGGTAAGTTCAGACGTAGATTCAACATTTAGATTTGGAACAATTAGAATTGATACTCAACCAGACGGTTTAAGATAATGACTAAATTAAATCAACCCAGATTAGCTAACGCTACTCCTGAATACAGTCCATCACAAATAGATCAAATTATTAGAACAATAGAACAAATGGTGGTTCAATTAAATTCAACTTTTACACAAGACGCTCAAGACATATTAGAATCTGAAACTTGGTTTATGGCAAGATATCAATGAGCAATATATTTAAAAGTGCAATTTATAAACCAACTAGTACTGTTAATACGACTGTTTATAGTTGTAATGCTACAGCAAGAGCAGTTATTCAAAATATACAATTAACTAATCAAGCAGGTTCTCATACTGTTGGTGCCTATGTTTTTAGTAGCTCTAATGCAACTACAGTACAAATAGCTAATACTTCAATATCTGCAAACTCTATGATAAATTTAGCTCTTGGACCTATTGTATTACAAGAAGGTGATGCATTATTATTAAGTACAGCTTCTACAGTAGTAGCCGGAATTGTATCTATTATGGAAATGAATAGAGGATTAATTTCGTAATGGAAGAAATAAGACTTGTATGTGATTCAAAAATCACTATAATGAATATAAAGACAGGATATATTTATAAAGATGAAGAAGAAGTTAGAATGGATTTAAATGCTAAACCAGAAGATATTAGGCGTGATGTTAAAATTATTGTGCCTACAATTCCATTGGTAAATCATACCTAATTATGCACTTAAGCGAAGAGAAAAAAAATGAGGTCATGAAAGAAACAATGATACCTTTAGAAAAAAGATTAACTAGATTAAAACAAAAAAATGTTGAGATCAATAGTGTATTAGATATTGGTGCTTATCACGGTGATTTTGTTAAACTAATTAAACATATATATCCAAAAGTAACTTCCTTAATGATTGAATGTAATGAACAAAAAGAAGAGAGATTAAAAAAAGTAGGGGATTATAAAATAGCTTTATTAGGTAAACAAGATGATGAGATAGTTGATTATTATCATTGTCTAGAAGAATTTCAAACAGGAAATGGAATTTACAAAGAAAATAGTCCATTTAAATTTACAGTTGAAAAAAGAAAAACAATTACATTAAGTACATTATTGGGTTCAGACAAAGGCTATGATTTTATTAAAATGGATGTCCAAGGAGCTGAACTTGATATTATTAAAGGTGGACTTCCTATTATAAAGAATAGTAAATATTTATTATTAGAAATGCAACTTCTTATGTTTAATAAAGGGGCTCCTAGAATAGAGGAAGTTATATCTTATTTACATAGTATAGGCTTTAAATTCATTGATATATTTGATTTTATATATGAAGGAAGTCAAGACTTGATTCAAATCGACGGATTGTTTATAAACGGTAATATAGAATGAATCCAATAGGCGGGTCAGAAATTATAAAAGCACAGTTGATTAGTCAGCTTTCAGAAAATGAATTAGAGGGTATTAATTTAGTAACCTCTATTTGTCATCCTCAATTTGTTCAAAAAGATAAAATTAATATTGTTTGGCAACAGTTAAGTTATGATCAACCCAATGTTCAGTACATGCGCGAGCGCAAGTACGTAGATTCAATAGATTACTTTGTTTACAATAGTCATTGGTGTTTTAATAGATTTAGAGATCATTTTAAAATACCGGAATACAAATCATTTGTTATTAAGAATAGTTCCTTTACATATGATACTCCCATTATTAAGAAGATGGATGGTCGTTTAAAATTAATTTATATTTCTACTCCATGGCGAGGTCTTGAAGTACTTGTTAAATGTATAGAAAAATTAAATAAAACTAGAGATGATTTTACATTAGATGTTTATTCATCTACTAAAATATACGGAACAGAATTTGAAAAAGCAGAAGGTGATAATTTTAAAAAGTTATTTGATCTATGTAAAAATACTAAAAATATTAATTACATGGGCTATGCTACTAACGATGAGATAAGAGAAGCATTAAAATCAACTCACATATTAGCTTACCCTTGTATTTTTGAAGAAACATCTTGTATTGCGGCTATTGAAGCAATGATGGCAGGTTGTTATGTAGTGACCACTAATTATGGGGCCCTACCTGAAACATGTGGAGATTTTGCAACAATGATAGAATTTAATTCAAGTGGTATACAATTAATAAATAATTTTACCAGTGCTCTAAACACAGTTATAGACAACTATAAAAATAATGTGTATAAGGAAGACTTAGAACTACAGGTAAAATTTTATAAAAAATATTATTCTTGGGAAACAAGAATAGAAGAATGGAAAGGATTCTTAAACTATGTCAGAACAGAAAAAGAAACACATTAAATTATTTATAGCAACACCAGCATTCGGCCATATGGTTACAACAAACTATATGAATAGCTTAATGAGATTTGTATCAACAACTCATCCAAGACTAGCAGTATCAACAGCATTACATTTACAATCAGGAATGGCTTTAGTAACACAAGCTAGAAATAATTGTGTTGCAGCTTTTTTAAAATCAGATTGTAGTCATTTCTTATTTGTTGATTCAGACATTGGTTTTGAACCAGAAGCTATTTATAGATTATTAGAAAAAGATGTTCCACTTTGTTTAACTCCATACGCAGTAAAAGGTTATGGTGTTAATCATTCTCTACAATTCATTGTTCATTTTGAAGACATGGAAAATGTTAAAATTGGCACAGATGGTTTTGTAAAAATAACTGCAGGTCCTACTGGATTCATGATGATTAAAAGAGAAGTATTTGAAAAACTTGCAATAAAATATCCTGAAAAGGCAACGGTTAACAAACAGTTAGTAGGCAATAAAGTAGAGATTATGAAAGAAGGTTGGTACACATTTTTTGAAACAGCTCAAGATCCTGAACACGGGTATCTGGGAGAAGATATTGCATTTTGTAAGTTATGGGTAAACATGGGCGGAGAAATACATGCAGATGCTAGAACGGCTTTAACGCATTTTGGATCGCATGCATTTACAGGTAGTTTAGACCTTATGTTTAAACCAAAACAAGTTGACCTTACTCTTAAACCATAGTAAATTATACCATTCCAGGATACAACGCCTGCTGTAAGATGTTTGATGAGATAAAAACTATAATCTCTTTATATAGGCGTTTTGACCGATATAAAAAATATAGCGATAAAGATTTATTATTTCATATTATTCCGTCTTACCAATTAAAACAATACAAAATACACAAACAAGGAGACGAAGTGATTGCATTTACAAACTGGGCTTTTCTAAATAACGACGCTCAAAATCGTTTTATATCAACAACTTTTTTAAAACCAAATGATTGGAAAAGCGGTGATAATGTATGGCATATTGATACTATTTGTGTTAAGAATATTAAAAAAGTTATGTCTTGGACAAAAGAACATTTTAGAAAAATTTTAAAAGTAAATCAACCTTTAAACTGGTTGAGAATAGATGATAATGGAGTTATCTATAGAAAAGCATCGAAATTCAAAAGAGAGTTTCATAACAAAGGTAATATATAATGGGTGGTGGTGTACCAATAGTAGATGATGTATTAGATTTTGGTGGTGATCTAATTGATACTGCTGGGGATTTTATAGGTGATGCTGTTGAAACAGTAGGTAATGTTGTAGAAGATATTGATCCAATAACTCTTGCTAAAATTGCTTACACTATATCTTCAGGAGATCCTTCTTTATTTTTAGAAGATATGGGCGAAGAAGCATTTGCTGATTATGTAATGAGTGAAGTAGGTGATTATGCTACTGATCCTAGTAACTGGATGGATTATTTAGATACAGGTGGAGACGTTCTTTCAGATATTGGTGGAGATGTTCTTACAGATATTGGCACTGAAGCTTTTGATCCAAGTTCTTTTTTACCTGGAAACAATCCATATGATCCAGTTAGTGAAGTAGGTAATTATACAAAATATGCTAAAGATGCATATAATTTATATAACCAACTTAATCCAGAACAAAGAAATCAAGTAGGAAATCAATTTCAACAACAAAATTTATATAACCCAAGTTCAGGAGAATTTGATTATGCAAATGCATTATCTCCTTTTATAAATCAAGCAAAAAATTTATATGATAGATCTAATCTTTTAAATAGTTATAATAATCTTAATCCTACTAATTTTAATTTTGAACAAATTTTAGGAAATCTTGCTCCGGAAGGTTTAAAAGATTTAACTACACTACCTGGAGCTGTAGCAACAGGATTTGGTATACTAACCGTAAAAGATCAACAAAGAGTTAATAATTTAATTCAACAAGGTTATAATAAAGAAGAAGCTAAAAAATTAGTTAAAGAACAACAATATACAACACCAGCAGGTATTGCTAGTTTACCAAGACAAGATATTACAGGGTTAACTCCAAGAACAGCGGCAAATGTTGTTGTTAGACCAGGAAGAGCAGATGGCGGTTCAATGTCTAATATGCTTGGTGAATATATGAATTTAAATAGTGCAATGAGAAACTATAAAATGAGATCAAGAGGAGGAGTAGTATAATGTTTAGAAAAAAATATGGGTTTGGTTCTTTTGTAACAAATAGTGGAGTTGCTCAACCTGTAAGTGGTGGAAATACTAATATGCCAACAAGTGGACTTGGGAGTTTAATGGGTAGACAAATGTCCAATGCCATTACACCAGTTGTAAGACCAAATATGCCTCAACAACAAATGCTTTCTCAAAATCCACAGATGAAACAAACTTTAATGGCAAATAAATTTGCAGCGTTAAAACAAAATAATCCTGCTAAATATAATGAATTAGTTAAAACTATTAGAGAAAGACAAACAATAGCAATGGCTAAAGGTGGAAGAGTTGGTTATCAAAACGCCGGAATGGTACAACCACAAATAACAGAGCAACAAATAGGTATGATAACTACTATGCTTAAAAAAGGTGCAGATATGTCAACTATATCTTCTATTGTAGGTATACCAGAACAACAAATACAAATGATAGTTTCTAAACTACAACAAAATATACAACAAAGAGCTAAAGGTGGAATAGCAGAAATTGATTATAGAGATAAAGGTGGATATGTTCCTCCTATTGGTAAAAAAGAACGAGCAGATGATATACCTGCTTTATTAAGTAATAATGAATTTGTATTTACTGCTCGAGCAGTACGTAATGCGGGTGGTGGAGATGTCAAACAAGGAGCTAAAAAAATGTATGCTCTTATGAAAAGATTGGAAGGTAAATAATGGCAATAACAACTACAGGGCAATATGCAGCACCATTTTTACAACCACTTGGTGGATTGTTAGCCGATTATACTGCCGGTCAATTAACTCAACCTCAAAATATTAGTGGTTTACTTCCGCAAGTAGCAGGCATTGATCCTTTTACACAAGCAGCACAGCAACGAGGAGCTTCTCAAGCTGGACTTGGAAGTATTCAATATGACCCTGAAGGAAGAAATATTGGATTTACAGGTGGAACAGGAATTGCTGCATATGAACCTTATTTACAACAAGCACAATCTATGTTGTCTCCAACATCTTACCAACAATACATGTCTCCATATCAACAAGACATTATTAATACAACTTTATCTGAGTATGATAGACAAGCTCAAAGAGGTCTAGCGCCACTCGCTGCTAATGCAATTCAATCAGGTGCATTTGGTGGAGCCAGAGAAGGAGTTCAAAGAGCTGAGTATCAAGCAACAAGCGACAGGAATCGAGCAGGTTTACAAGCGGGTTTATTAGGACAAGGTTTTAATACAGCTCAATCATTAAATCAGCAAGGACTTGGTAATTTATATGGATTGGCAGGAGCTCAACAAGGTTTTGAACAAAATATTCAAAATCAATTGGGTGGATTAGGCATGCAATCACAAGGTTATAATCAAAATATTTTAAATGCTTTACAACAAGGTGCTGCAATACAAAATCAATATCCATTACAAAGACTGGGTGGAATTACAGATATATTTGGAAAAATTGCACAAGCTACTCCAGCAACTTCTGGACAACCAATTACAACAAATCCATATTTAAGTGGAGCCCAAGCTTTTGCAAGTATTTATGGTCCATATATGCAGTCACAAGGATTAGCTAAATTATTAGGTAAACAACAAACTGGAACTGGAACTGGAACAAGAACTGGAACTGGAAATACAGGGTTACCTTCAATACCAAAAAATTGGTGGGAAACTCCAATTGATCCTAGTATTTATGATCCTATTGATTATCCTGAAGGACCTACAGGTGGAGAAGGAGTATATACAGATTATGGTGAAAACGCTGGCGATGCTATTTATACAGATTATGGTGATTACAATCCTTTTGAATATTTTTATTAATAACCATGGCAAATATTTTTAAAAGACCAATGTTTAGAAGAGGTGGCTCCGTAGCTGATGGAGTAGGTATCACTTCTGGTTTAAATGAACCAAGAGCTAGATATGCTGACTCAGATGAAGATGGTGTTACAACAGATGATATTACTACAACTTCTACAGATGATACTCTTACTGCTAAAGAACAATCTAATTTACCTCCTGAATTAATAAGAGCTTATTATGAAATGGTGTATAATAAAATGGCACCTTCTGAAAAAGAAACAGTTGCTGATTTTTTAACTTCGTTTGGAAGTTCTGCAGGTGATCCAACAGAATTGCAAACATTTGGATCTGCTTTAGGAAAAACTTCAAAATCTTTTCAAGCAATTAATCAAGCTAAAATAGCACAAGCAAATAAATATGCAGCACAAGCAGCAATAACTGGTCTTAAAGGATTGAGTAAAGAAAGTAATTTAGCTATTCAAAAGAAAGCTAAAGAAGCAGCAGCACTTGGAATGTTTGGAGATCCTAATGATCCTGAAAGTTATAAAAAAGCATATGCAGCTTTTGCTAGAAAAGAATTGGGAATGGATACATCTCCATTTTTAAAATCTAAATCGCCTCAAGATGAATTAAAAGAAGAGATTAGAAGAATTAAAGATAAATCAACTACAACTATGAGTGAATCAGAAGCTAAAACACAAGCTATGTATAATTTAAAAATACAAAAAGATTCTGAATTTGATAAATTAGTAAGAGAAGAAAGAGTTAAAGAAGGATTACCAAAATCAAGTTTAGTATATAACCCTAATGAAGAAAGTTATGTATTTAAACCAGATGCTCCAGAACCATTAAAGAAAAAACATAACGCTAATGATATTGTATTTGATAGATCTACAAGAAAATTTTATACTTACGACGGTAAAGGAAAATATACACTTAATCCACGTATAAGTTTAGAATAAGGAGTATATATGCAAGAAGATAATCTTCAAGCTCCAGAACCTATAGAATTATATAATACTGAAGTAGTTGATCCTGTTCCAGAAAAAGAAAAAATAGAAACTATTCCAAAAGCAGAGCCTTATGAAAAATCTATTCCTGATTTTAGTGAGTTATCTGAAGGGCCTGGTGATTTTGGACCACTTACTTATAAAGCTCCTAAAGTAGAAGAACTTAAAAAAACTATTGAGATTAAATATGATACTCAAGGAAAACCTATTATCTATGGTGCTAGTGAAACAGAACAAATATTTAAAAGATTATACAAAGCAGCTAGAGGCGAGCAACAAGAACCTCAATCAAATTATAATTATATAGAACAAGCATCTGCTGGTCTTATACATGCAAGTATAAAAATGCCACATACATTTCTTTCTTTAGGTGCTGAACTTGGAGATTTTGTAAGAGGAAATGGAATTCCAATTGAAGATAGATATATTACTAAATTAGAAGATGCAATCAATGGTAGCTTTATTGGTAGAATAGAAAAAGAATCTAAAGATATTAAAGACACAGGAGCTGTTGGAATAATAACAGATGGTCTTGCACAATTATATGGTGGTGGAAAAATAGGAGTTAAAATTGTTTCTACTCCATTAAATAATATGCACATAAAAAAAATAGCTGAAAATTATGTGGCAGCTGTTAAAGCGGATAAATTAGTAAAGCCAAGTATTAATTTAGGAAGAGCAATGGAAAAAGCAAACAATTTAAATAATTTAAGTACTAAAGATAAGTTTATAGCTATTGCGATTGGTGGAGCAGGGTTTGGTGCTGGTGCAGCTTTAGTTGCAGATGCAGAAGATATTGGAACATTTGGAGATCTTCTTAAACAAGAATTTGGTTTGGATACACCAAGCACAATAGATAGATTTAAAAAAGAAGATTCAAGAGATGAAGCAGTTAGAAAATTATATAATAGACTTAAGTTTGGAACTGAAAATGCAGTAGTTTCTATTCCATTTGCATACGGAGCAGGGTTAGTACAAGAAATTGCAAAATATGGAAAAGAAATGGCTTATAGTAATAGTCAATTTAGTAGATGGATAGATAAATATGTTACATCTAATTTAAGAGCTAGAGGAAATAAATCACAAGCGCTATTTGAAGAATTAAAAACAGTTGAAGGTATTGAAGGTGCTACTAGAATTACAGCTAAAGATTTATTAAGAGATATAGATCAGTCTTTAGGTAAAGTTGCTAAGGAATCTGGTATTTCTACTGGTAATCCTGCATTTAAAAGAATTATTGGAAGATTAGATGAACTATTAGTTTCCGGAGAAGATTCTATTCGTAATGGTAAATTAATGTTTACAAATTTTCCAGCTAAAACAATAAATGAATTTAAAGAATTTGCAAAAGAAGTTGGGCTAGAAGCAAAACAAGTTAACAATTTAACAGCTGAATTAATAAACGTAAGAAATCAATTTAACGTTTTAAAAAATAATTTATTAAATAGTGAAAATATTCAAGTAGCAACGGGTGAATTTAACCAAATCATGTCTGAAAGAATGAGAAATATGTTTAACTCAGAATACAGAATAATGACTGATAGAAGTGTTATACCGTTTTTAAATTATAAACCAGCTGCTGCAGACATTGAATCAACTAAAAATGTATTGGCTCGTTATGCAAAATCAAATGGTAAAATTTTAAAACCAAATGAATTAGATGATATGATGAATGATATTATAAACAACGTAACTTATAATGATATTACTAAAACTCCTCAATTTGTAATAGGAGAACAAAGTGTATTAAGTGATAAAGCAACTCAATTAATTAATATAGCGGATAATATAAAAGGTGGAAAATTTAAACCAAGTGAATTAATAAAAACAAAAGAAGATCTAAGATCATTTCAAAGATTATTTGGACAAAAAAGAGATATAAGAAATACCGTTGTTAATGTAATGAGTGATTTAGCAACTTTAAATGCAAGGGATAATTTTTATAATCAAATAGTAAAATTAAGTGATGATGCAATTAAAAACGGTGAAAGAGCTGTTACTTATCCAACTTATAACTCTGCGGTAACAGGACTAAAAAATAGAGAAATTATATCCGGTAAAAATGGATTACAAATTAAATCTCCATTAGGAGAAGATGTTTATACTAACCCTTTAAATGGAAGATTTACATCTAAAGAGTTTGCAGATGCAGTACAATTTAGTGAAAGAAGCTTTTGGGATCCTTTATTAAAAAGTGCATTATATCAACATTTGGTTTTAGTACCAAAAGGAGTATTTCAAATATCTAAAACTATATTAGGTCCATTTTCACACACAAGAAACTTTACATCAAACAGTGTATTTACAGCGGCTCAAGGTAATTTTTTTATGAACCCAGCTGAAATAGCTTTAGATTTTAGGAAATCATTTGCAATGATACAACCACAAATTCTTTATAGAAATTTACCCAAAGACCAACAGATGTATAAATTTTTATCTGAACAAAACGTTATGGGAAGTAGTGCTACAGCAAAAGACTTACATGGTCTTTTAGATGATATGGCAAAAGGCGGTGATTTTTATACAAGAATGGTAAATAAATTTAATGATAAATTAAAAAAAGTATTTCCATTAGCAGGAGAATCTATTGAAGCAACAGCTAAAGGTATAAAAAGAGGGTATCAAGTAGCAACAGATCTTTATATGGCCGAAGATGAACTTTGGAAAGCCTATAATTTTTTTGCAGAAAATTACAAATATAAAAATGCTTATGCTAACGCAGTTAAATCAGGTGTAATTAAAAAAATGCCAGAGGAACTTACTATAATGAAAGAAGCAGCAAAGATAGTTAGAGATACATTACCTAATTATGGATTTGTTCCTGATTTTATTAAAGGAATGAGAAGATTACCTATGGGTAATTTTATATCATGGCCTGCTCAAATTATATCAACAAGTGCTAATACATTAGAACTTGGATATAGAGAAATGATGAATCCAGTATTTAAAAATATTGGAATAAAAAGATTAGCTTCGTTTGGAGCAACAACTGCAATAGCAATTCCTACAATAAATGCTATTGGCAGAGGACTGTATGGTGTAGCTGAAAATCAAGTTGCAGCAATAAGAGAATTTGTTCCTTTGTTTTCAAAAGAAAACCCTTTATTTGTATATAAAGATAAAGATGGACAATTAAAATATATAGATGCAAGTGGTACATTTGTTTATAACGTAGCAACAGGACCTGCTCAATCTGTAATTAATGCAGTAGATAAAGAAAAAACATTTAATCCAAATTCTCCTTTAATGGTTGGTTTATATAAAGGATTAGTTACAGGAATGGGTAATTTAATGAAACCCTTTATGGAACCCTCTGCATATGTAACTATGGCTTTAGATTTATGGGCTAGAGGTGGTAAAACTGCTGAAGGTTATCAAATTTTTAATCCTGAAGCACCTTTAGGAGAAAAATTTTCTAAAGGATTAGAGTATATTGCAAAACAATATGCTCCTTTTTCTATTCCACAGTTTACACGTTTAGGACAAGCAATCAAAGAAACTCCTGGACCAAGAGGAGAAAAATATAATGTATCAGATGAAATTGGAGGGTTCTATGGATTAAGAGGAATACCTATGACACCAAATGATGTAATAAAAAAAATGGATTATAAAATAAGTGAATTTAAAACAGGTATTAGAAATACAAGATCTTTACTTACTACAGAAACATTAAAGGGAGGTGAAATATCTACGGATGATATTGTACAAAGATTTATAGTAGCTAATGAACAAAGATTTAGAACTATGCAAAAAATGAAAGAAGTAAATGATGCTGCTAAATTATTAAATGTAACTGATGAAGATTTAGCTAATAAGTTTAAAGCAAGACAAGAACTTAATGCGTATAAATATATAGAAAATAATTCATTTAAACCTTTAGATATTACAACTGATATACAAAAGAAATACCAAGAACAATATGAAGAAAAAGAAAATATATTTGATAATTTAAAATTTTCTATGCCTTATGATGAAACAGCAATAGAGCTAATAGATTCTCTTAAAGAGATAATGAGAGACATACCTTTAGATGGAAATTTTAGTGATTATATTAAACCAGGACAATGGAAAATGAAAAAATCTGAAGCACCTAGCGGCGAGCAACGAGTGGCTAGTGCTCCATTACCTCCTACTCCAATGCCAGATACAAACACAATACAAAGACAGCCTACTCAACAAGCTAACGTGATGCAAAATGGCTTGACACCGACTGAAAGTGCTTTATTTAGTGAGTCTGAAAAAATTATGAGATTAAAACAAAGAGGATTAGCATAATGGCAAATGGTAAAGATCCAAAGACAACAGGAGAACATATTATAGCTCTTTACGGGCATATATCTGGCATTAAAAGAGATCTTAGACATCTTACAGATGAATCTTGTCGCAATAATTCTAAGTTTGAAAAACAATTTGACAAATTAACTTGGTGGATCATTGCAGGACTTGGTTCAACGATAGCTTTACTACTTACTTTAACTTTTAGTTTAATAAAATAAACTATTGCATTAGTTTCAAAAAACTATATTACGCGTTTATGGAAGTATTAGTTCACAAACATTTAATAGTCAGAGCAGAAATTAAAAAACCTCCCCAGAGTGAATCTTACTTTGAAGGTTGGTTAAGAGATTTTATAGAAAGTATAGACATGAAGATATTAATGGGACCATTCGTTAAATATTCAGATATGCCTGGTAATGAAGGTCTTACAGGAGGAGCTATTATTGAAACATCTCATGTTATAATGCATTGCTGGGATCGTGTTGAGCCTCCTATTATGCAATTAGATGTATATTCTTGTTCTGAATTTGATCCAATAAAAGTATGTGATAAAATAAAAAAAGATTTTGAAGCTACTAAAATAGAATTTAAATTCCTTGATCGTAACTCAGAATTAAAAGAAATAGATGCAAGATAAAGAATATAAAAGACAATATTATTTAAAAAATAAAAAACATATTCTTACTAGAAATAAATTATGGGCAAAAAATAATATAGAAAAAAAAAGATCTATTTGGAGAAATTACTATTATAAAAATAGTAAAAAATTAAATAAAAAGAAAATAAAATATAGAAATGAAGTATATGCTAAAGATCCTTATTTTAGATTATATAGTTCTATTAGAACAAGAATAAATAAAGCTATTAAAAATAATATTAAATGTAAAAGAACAATAGATTTATTAGGCATTGATGTTAAAGGATTATGGAAACATTTAAAGTCTAAGTTTAAACCAGGTATGACAAAAGAAAATCATGGTTTTTGGCATATAGATCATATAATACCTTGTGCTAGTTTTAATTTAAAAGACCCAAAACAGCAAACTAAATGCTTTCATTATACTAATTTACAACCTTTATGGGCCAAAGAAAACCTTTCTAAAGGTGCAAAGATCTTGCAATTGTAAAATAAATCATTATATATCTACCAGGTTGCATCACGTGGGTGGACCTATTAACTTGCTTAACAAAGGAGATAATAATGACATTCAATTCATTATTCCCAAATAACGGTATGATTAAAATGGAT